GCCTGTCTCAATGAAAGCGTTACTACCGGTTGGACCGAAGTTTCCGGCGCTCTTGATCAGAATGCTGGTGCCATCATGGCAGCGCTGGCCCATGTTGGTAACGAACTCTCTGCGACAGGCCACTAGAACACTGACCCCGCCCTGAGTGAGCAGGCCATCGACCAAATATGGGATGGATTGCGGGAGACCGCCCTTGAAGGTCTCGAATGGTGCGATGAAATTGAATGCGAACGGTTGTTCGCTTGGGCTAGTTTCGTTCACTGTCTCCATTAGTGCTTTCTTTTTCCGACTCATTCCCCGGCGTGGTTTTCTATCCTGTAAGTATCAGCGCCAGAGCTTTTCTTTTATCTGTCTCTGGGGTTTGCATCCCTACGCGAAAGAAAAGAGGGAACGAGATATATATAAATACAATTTCTCTCTCTCTCTCTATTTATCAACCACTTATCTCGTTCCTTTATCTCGTTCCTTTATCTCATTCCCGCGTGCGTGAGACAGGCAAAGAACCTTAGGACCGATCCCTACGGGATGGAAACCCACGAGCGAGAACGTCTCGAAGAAACGATTGAACGAAACATTTTACGGTGAATGAGCCTTTCTGTTCGGCAAACGCCGGTTATGCGCCCATCGGCGCGTGAATATGTACCGGCCCCGGTTAAAGAGCACAGCATGACACGGAGCACACCGCTCGTGTCCCGAATCTTTGAGTGTGTTTGGAAAATCGGCTCAGAGGAGCCAAGGATTCCGCGCCCTAGTTCGGCGCATTGTGCTCAGTCCGACTTGACAGCCTGCGTAGCCGGTATTTTTATATCCGAGCTTTCCGCTTCCGTCCGCGTGGGACTTCTCAGCAACGATACTTTTACAGTAGCACAAAATGGCCAGTGTGTCAAATGTAAATCGCTTTACTCTGTACACAGTTGAAAGTCTCTCCAGAAAAAATATACCAGCAAACAATTATGCATCCGTCAAACGGAGCCGTGAGTTTTCAGACTGTGGCCCGGTGTACCTGTGCCAGCGGTTTCCCTCCCGGTTAGCCGTCGCTGTCTTTCTTCCGCTTGCTTAAAAATATCCGAACTTTCCCGGTCCGCTTGCTGCTCTACTTCCGCCTCGGCCTTTGCGCTGTGCTCAAGCTGTGCCATGCGCCAGCGGAAATCGCGGGCCTTTTGCCTCTCCCCGGACGCGTGGAGTCTGCGGTATATTCCGTCAAGCTGATGGCTCGCCTGTAATCGTTGCTCGATGGTGATGCTTGAATCTTGGATCGTAGCCGTCAGAAACTTTATCAGCGCAGAATAGCGGCGACTGCCTGCCCCTTGAACCTTATGTAATTTTGTCATTGGTGCCTCATTACATTTAGAGCGGTCGCCATAGTTACCCGCGTCTGTCTGTGAGCTATGCCCGCATGGAACCTATGAAGCTAACGGCCTAAGTGGGCCGGGGAATATGGGGCCCAAAAGGGTGCCACTGTGCCAATCCGGGTAGGCGTGGTGGGTCCCCTTTCAAGTTATCTTGGGCTGTGTCCGACCGCTGGCCCCACCAGGCCGCGCGTCGATGCGTCAACCCGGGTGGGGTCTTGGCGGTGGGGGCCAGAGAGAATGCTTAAGTAGGACCCGCTGACCAAGTGACGTTAGCGAATCTGCGCCCGCACAACACAGAACACACAGACTTACTTTCTACAGTAAGGTCAGCGCTCGCAGCTACCGGCCTTCGGGGTGCGGGTTTTAATCGGATGGTCAATGGTGGATGGTCAGCCGGTCGATTACCAAAGTTAGGATTGGAGTTCATTTTCACTTGAAATCGACACGATATGTGTATTACGTGTCTGTCTAGGAACATCGCTAGGAACGTAAAACGATGGTTTGGAGGATTTATGAACGGCAAATTTGTTAGCTATCTCCGGGTCAGTACCCCGAAACAGGGCCGCTCTGGCCTTGGATTGGAAGCACAGCGAGAGGCCGTAAACGGCTTCCTAAACGGCGGGCGGTGGAAACTGGTAGCGGAAGTCATTGAAGTCGAGACCGGTAAGCGCAGCGACCGGCCAGAGCTTGCCAAGGCCCTTTCCCTGTGCTGTCTGTATGGCGCTACGCTGCTAGTCGCCAAGCTGGACTGGTTAGCCCGTAACGTCGCATTCGTCTCGGCTCTAATGGAATCTGGCGTCAAGTTTGTCGCTGTCGATTTGCCCCAAGCCAACGAGCTTACCGTCCACATCATGGCGAGCATGGCCGAATATGAGGCCAAAGCTGTTTCGGCACGTACAAAGGCTGCACTGGCCGCTGCCAAGCGCAAAGGGGTTGTCCTTGGGGGCCGTAGGGTTTCAGCCCGCGAATGGTCACAGATTGCGGACAGGGGCCGCAAGCTCGGTACTGCCTTGCGCTCTAAGAAGGCCTCGGAGTGGGCGCATAAATTTCAGCCGGTCATCGACGACTTACGCCACGAAGGGGCCGTGACCTTGCAAGCAATCGCAGACGCTCTAAATGAGCGGGGAATCGAAACACGTAGAGGCGGTACTTGGACGCCCACTCAGGTACTCCGCGTTCAACGTGCCATAGCTGCCTAACTTCCTCCAATCTACTATTCACGGCAAGGCCCCTGTTTCGGCAGGGGCTTTTCTCTGTCTGTACTTAGACGACAATCCCCGTGCAATTCCCTCTGGTACTTGCAACAAGTCATTGTGTAGGCTAAGTGCTTTACTACAATCGGTTGTATATTTGCGAAAAGAGTTATAGAAACAGTGAGACACAGATTGACGTGGCCGATAGGCTCCAAGCTGAATCAAGCCTGAGTATTAAATGAAACTGCACTAAGTTTCTGATACGTCCGACTAAGGCAACGGGAGGGGATAGAGGGAAGTTATGGGTCTAAGGGAACATATCAAGACAGGAGCGGCCAGCCCAAGGAGTATTTAATACGCCATAAATTGGCCTAAGTTATTGGCTCATCGTGACAATGAGTCAGAGCGTAACTTATAAGACTAAGTATCTGACTGTCTGTGTGAATGAAAAGAACCGGGGCGCTGCTCTGGTATTTAATACCACACGGCTCCGAATGGATCAGAGCGCGGTAAGAAATAACACGCGCTGCGGCCCTCTCTCGAACCTAAACCGGGGAGTCAAACGCGGGAACGTGTCGCCAACGTGCATTTATCGTGCAAAAAAGGCCCCTTAAATTGTCAACTATAAGCATTCAGCGACACAAGAAACAGGTTCAACGGTTCCCCGGATAAGGCTTCCACGGACAGGGCAAACAGGCATAGCGGCATGACGGCTCAATCTCAGGTAAAAATATACCGAGAACGTGATTCCTACCCTGATTTGGCTTTGTCTATTTTCCGGGGTGGGAGCAGATCGTAAACCGTCCAGAGACGGCCCGCGTTCTTTGCCTGTACGCGAAGCGGCGTTCCGTGGCACCCATTCCCTCACCCGAAGGCCAGCGACGCGTCCTGAGGGATTCTGGCGCGTTATTCTGTTCTCACTTGCCGTTGTTTACTGGATTTGTGGGGAGAGGGGCTAGAAGATGGCCAAACGTGTAAGCGGGAAGGAACGCGCGATTGGCGTTACTGTCTTGATTTGTTTACTCGCCCTGGCATTCCCGTCAGTTCGTAATGCCTTTGGGGTCGTCATCCTGATTGCTATTTGCGGCGGTCTAATCGGACTCGCGGCCCTCTATGCAAACAAATACGCGAAGCGAAAGGCACGGCTCCAATATCTCACAAGCAAATACAGCGATGCCGAGATTGTAAAGCGCATCCTGCAAAGGCATCTTTGGCCCGGAGAGACGGCAGAGCAGGTTATCGATTCTTTCGGAGAAGCGGAAAGCAAGGATGACAAACTTCTAAAAACAATCAAGCGCGAAGTTTGGAAATACTATCCCATGGGGGTTAACCGCTACAGCCTTCGCATCACGCTGGACAACGGCCTTGTGACGGCGTGGGATCGAAAAGAGTGAGCTTCGAGAACCAGAAGGGCATTCGCCCGGGAATTAGAGCTATACTGTCCGGCATGAACATACAAAACCTTCTCTCTTCAATCGACGCTGAAATTGCCCGTCTGAAACAAGCCCGCGCATTGCTGGCCAGTATAGGTGGGAATGCAAGCAAGACTGCCAAACCAAAACGCAGACTGAGCCTAGCGGCCCGGAAGAGAATTGCAGCCGCACAGCGCAAACGTTGGGCCGCAGTGAGGAAAGCTGAAACAAAGTAGACGGTCAGCTTGCAGGGGTTATTTATGTCGGAAACAGGCGAACTTCTGAATCCGGGGACCATTGAAAAGGCTACTGACCTTTTTCACAAGCTGGCAGGGCCAGTGTTTGAAGAGTTCGGGGCCATTCTCGGCGATAAGGTCAAAGTCTATCGGGTCAAAAACATGATTAAGACGACCCTAAAGACTCAACGTTTGCTGCTGGACGCTGGATTGCCTGTGAACGCAGTTCCGCCGAGACTGCTCTTGCCGATTATCGAAAACTGTTCCGTCGAAGATAACGAGACCCTGCAAGACCTATGGGCGGGACTCTTAGCTACAGCATCACAAGAATCCGATTTAGTCTCCCCATCGTTTGTAGATTCCTTGAAACAGTTGACTCCCGTTGAAGCCCGATTTATGGAAAAGCTTTACAGCGATTTTGAGTCCATGCCGCAATACAGTGCGACGCGAGAAATGCCGATCAATCCCTTCACGTTCACCGTGCGGGGTGGAGCACCTACCGGGGTTTCTTCCGATACGTTTGAACGTCTCGGATTGATCCGAAGAGATTTTGATGTCAAGATGCAGAGTCGCGGCACTCCGCTCATGAGTGCGATCACTCTTGATGATGCCTTCGACACTATCGCAAACACAGAGGCAGAGATTCGCCACAAATTTCTATTTACCGGATATGCGGTCAAGTTCATGAAGGCTTGCCACGGGCCGCAGCGGTGATTCTCGAAAGTGAATATGTCTGCGCCAACCGATTTCTGGCCTATTGTGCAAAACACCGCTGTCTGGTGGAGTCCAATTGATTGAGGGCAGCGCAATGAGCCTTACTTTGGGTTTGGAAGTTTGGGGGCCTATCAGCGGGGCCATCGCTGGCATTGTTCTCGGTCATGTGCTGACGCGGCAATGGCAGTACACACAATGGAAACTGGAGAATCGAAGGCGGGAATACCGGGAAGTATTGCAGGCCCTCGCAACCGCATATTTGCAAATGCAGCGTTTCAAGGGTGGGGAACGAGGGACCGCCAACGTTAAAGATCAAATCGAACTAGAAGGGTTGTCAGAGCACAGTTACCGCATAGAACAAGCGAAGATGGAATCGTTCCGCGTCCTTCAAGATCGAATCGTCATCGCAGATGAATTGGAGCGGGTCGATGCGCTCGGAACGTGGGCAGATGCATTTCACAATTTCGAGGTTGACGGTAACGAACGGCTGTTTTCTGTCCGATTCACGAAACTAAGAGAAACGCTAGTTAATATGGCACGGCGGAAGACTGGTTACACTTTGCCTTTTCACCGTCGCTTGCACCATTGGGCGGAATGGAAGCTCTACAAATGGAAGCAACGGAAATCTGAGAGAACGTAACGAATAGGGGCACAGGCCGTCGAGGGTTCCAGCCGGGTTCTTTGCTTTATGGATTCCAGTTACCATCTAAGATATACGGAGATTGCTTGAACCCTGCCGCTTGCCACACAGAATTGATGAGTGGAAGCAGAGTGCTCGCAAATGGGTAGCCTTGTGCCAAATTTTCCATTCGCACATCAGGGCAAAAGATAACGTCTCGGTCAAATCTGTTAATGAAACTTCCGGGAGCCGAGACATACGGATACTGAGGAAGAGCCATTTGTCTGTCTTTCATACCTAGAAGCGTTAAAGTGGCAAAGATCGGCTCTGGAACCTTGAGAATCGAGAGAAGGCCCACTGCGTTTGCGAATGCTTGCGCGATGGCCTGTTCAAAGAGTTGGCTCGGGATTTCCGTTTGGAATTTACTGTTCAGTTCGTTGGAATCTCCATACTCCAAGTTCCCGTCTCGAAACACTTGCAGATATGATTGCTTGGCGCTTTCAGTGGTGTCATAAAGAGCGAAGAGAATTCCGTCCGCATTGTATCGGCTATATTGAGGCGTCCCGCTGATGAGGGACTTCGCATCATGCCAACTGCTCGTATCAAAGATGCGGGGAAGAAACTCACTCTCACTCGTCAATGCCGTGGCTGAAACAAAGTGCAAAAGAATCTGTGAACCTTGAAGCTGAACCGGCCCCTCTCCGGCAATTGCCTTTGCAATCCTTTCTGCCTTCCATGCGCGAAGGCGCTCCCCTAGTCCGCGCTGTAAGGCAAAGGCTGCTCCAATCTGCTGAACGTCAAGTTGGACCTTGCCTGTGTTGTTTCGTGAGAAGAAGCGAGTTCGGTTCTTGAAGCTGACCATGTGCGGAGCAATCCAACTCTTGACAACTCGGATCACAAGGACAAAACCGCGCTCTGAGATTTCTATAATCTTGGCTTGAACGACAGGAATACGCGGCTCTATCCCGCTTTGAATGATTTGCTCGATTCGCGCGATTTCTGAGGCCGCATTCTGTAGCTGCAAAGGAACAATCCTTTTAGGCGTACCTGTAGGCTGCCCATCCTCATCACGCTCCTCTGAAATACCGAAGATGATGTCCCCGCCTGATGCGTTCGCAAACGATGACACATCAGCAAGGAACTCGGCGCGTTCGCTGTCGGGTCCGATGCTAAGCGATTGCTTGTACTCCAGAACCTTACGTTCTGAAATCTTGTCGTCTAGGAGGCGCAAAATGTCGTCAGGGCCGATGTCCTCAAAATGAATCGGTAACATGGTAATCCCCTGATGAAATGGTACCGCTTTGCGGAGCCGCCCGGTTTACCGTGGATTACAGCGTTTTCCGACGCTCAACTATGAAGCCGTCACGCTCGGCTGCTACTATGAACTGCTCAATCTCCCGATGGCTCCGAAACACAATGCACGTTCCAACTGCAACCGGATTGCCTCTGGACGCTCGATTTCGCGCACGCTCGCTGATGATGTCAATTCCGTCGTCTCTGCGTAGGCGATAGTCCGGCTGGGTTGATACTGCGCTTTCAAACTGTGGCGTGTTCATAAATCGTCCTCCGAATTGTAAAATTGAGCCGGACAGGGGATCGGCCTTCGCAGAATGTACCATGGAGCGAGAAACGGTTAAAGTTCATGTCTGGGACCACCGGACCGGATGAGCGGGGATCGGGGATTCAGGACCGAAGGCTAAGAATATGCGCGTCAATATGAGTGCAGTTATTTCCGATGTAGATCAAGTTGCGATGGACTACGCGAGAGAACATGCTGGGGAGCTACTGGGCACGAAATGGTATGACGGCGAACCGGGGGTGGGACCAAGCGAGAAAGGGGCCGTCTCGGAATCAACCCGAATGATACTTCGGGGAATCATCACAGACGCCTTCAGTCGAGAGACCCGGATGAGTGATTTGGTTCAGCGCATTCAAGTGGCCGGCGGATTCTCGAAAGAGCAGGCACAACTGATTGCCGACACAGAGGTAAAGCTCGCTCAGTGTCACGGCAATTTGGCTGCATGGCAGCGAACAGGATTTGTTAAGTCGATAAAGTGGCTCAAGAGCAGCCTTCACACTGTTCGGGACGAGTGCGATTTGAATGCAGAGGTCGGGCCAATACCGCTCGGTCAAATGTTCCCGTCAGGTGTTCCAGCACCGCCTGCGCACCCGGCCTGCCGTTGCACTGTGGCAATCGCGGAACTTAACGACCCGAAAAGGCGCAATCCTTTTTAATCTTGCTGATTCCCGCCATTCATGAGGATGAACACGGATCGGACAGGCTGGCAACACTCAAGTGCTCTTGGGAGCGGCACTAATGCTCTCAGACTTCGTTTTCCTTTTCAGAATTCCGTCCATCATCGGACCCCACACACGCGGGTACAAATTCACGAACTCGTTCACGCTGTCTACCAATTCCCGGTAGCGTCCTTGCTTCCACAGGCAGAGTGTCAGCCGGTCCAAAATCTTCTTGTCACCCCGGTATTCTTCCATTCCCATTTCACGATTCAGGGCAGCTACCAAACCACGTTCAAGAACCAAACTCTCATACTCGTACATCCTTCGCATTGCTTCCTGATAGCGCTCTATCGCTAGTGCGGGATTGGAAGTCTCCAGTGGGCGAGTCTCCGCGACGAATGCCGCATTTGCCTTCTTTGCCGTCCAGTATTGATCTATGGTTTTGTAGTCGAAATCACGGCCTGAATTCTGCCAATTCACAAGTTGAGGGCCGTACTTGTTCATATATCTTGCTTCAATGTCTAATGCCTTCTCTTCGGTCTCATGGTAGGAGACTATTTGGACAGTGAACTGACCACCGGACCGGCTTTCCACGTATTGATGCCATACCGGGTGACGGTCTTTCGACCATGCCCGATCACCGCACCCTTCACCCACATAAAAGATTTTGCCGTTGCAGTCACGATGAACATACACGTAATGCTTGCCGCTCCCCGCTGGTGCGGCTTGTGGGTCTATATCGGGTAGCTCTTTGCCGCTAGGACCAAAGCTGACGGTTATTTGCATTTCTTACCTAGTTCTGGTTGTCGATTGGCTCTTTGCAATGCTCTCCTCATCGTCAGGGAGAACGGGACCGTAGACAGGTCCGAGCCTGTCCTCAGCGAGACTCTGCAACAGACCAGCATTGATGCTGCCAGACGAAAACCCACCGTGCATATCCTTCCATGAAGAGCTACTGAGCCAAACAGTATGCTCCCGGACTTTCTCGACTAGTCGATCATGCTTAATGAGATACTAGTGGCCTGTCGCAGAGAGTTCGTTACCAACATGGGCCAGCGCTGCCATGATGGCACCAGCATTCTGATCAAGAGCGCCGGAAACTTCGGTCCAACCGGTAGTAACGCTTTCATTGAGACAGGCCACTAGTAGCCTTAATGTGGAAATGCGATCCAGAGTTCTTTGCCGCGATACTTCTTGTCGATTGTCACTCTTGACTTCAACTGTACCTTCAAGGTAGTTGCGCCGTTGATGTGGTAAGCAAGGAAGTCGGCTCCCTGCCAATCATCCGCCAACTTGATGCAGTTGAACCCGTAGTCCGCGAGCGTAGCCGCGATCTTCTGGAAGTTGAATAGTTCCTTTTGCTTTGACGTGAGGCCGTCGTATTGGATTCTATCGAAGCGGCTGCAATTGTTGGCCATGTCTAACCTTTCCCACTTTCCTGTTTTTTCCATTGTGGAGGGACATAGTTTGAGCCGGATGCTGTTACCGGCACTGCCATCGACGCACTCGAAAAGTTAATCGGATTAAGGATCAGGGGGTTTGTCGATTCGCTCAGGCTGCTATTTAATTTGGCCTTGTCAACCTGATCCCACGAGTCGCGCACCAGACTATAGAGTGCCTTGACGCGGATGAGAACAGGTTCTTCGGAGACGAAAACGAACGGGGTCGTCCCACCATCTTCCGGGCTCAAGCAAACACCGGGCGCGATCATTCCGTTATGAGCAAGGGGGTTTCGATACCACTTTTCCAATTGCTTAATCTGAGCGACTTTAATCCCGCAGTTGAAAGGCGCTTGATTTAAGACGCGAAATGGCTCCCTGCGCTCCCTGCCTTCAAGGAGACTCCTACCAAGGGCATCGACGACACAAAGGAGCAAGAGCGTAGCCGGATAGCCGTAGATTCCTCCATCCTGTTTCGTTGCGGTAATGCACAGTTTCGCAATTTCCAGATATTCCTCGACTGCCTCAACCGTGAGGCCGTTTGCGTCAGGATGAATTGCCATAGAAGCTCCTTAGCGGCGCTCGTTTACAACCCACGCGGGAAGCTGTTTTGCGCCTTGAGGCGTCCACCGGCTCACGCAGATTTCAACCGGAGTTCTCCCGTCAGGTCCAACACTGCCCAAGCGCCAGTAGGTTGGAAGGGTGAAATGAACGACCTTGTAGGAAGTGCCACCTTGTCTCGCCTTCGTCCAATGCCTTGTCAATTCGGGAACGATCGGCACGACTACCCGGAGGATTCCATCTTCGACTGAAATCTCGAATCCGTCCAATTCGACGTTCAACTTTGCGGATCGGGCCATAGCCGGGAAT